TAATTAGGACGGTTTTTATCTGTATCACACTCTAGGGCTTGCTGTACCGCAACTCAATCGGCCTGGGCTTGCTTGCTTCATGACAGACCGGACGTAACCGAAAACCGGTAACTGGTGCCCCCACTCGGATTCGAACCAAGTTCTGCGGATTACAAATCCGCTGCATCGCCATTTATGCTTTAAGGGCCGCTCAGAAAGTATATTATCAAGGCTAGAACATCATATGTCAAGAATTATGTGGGCCAGTAGCGATAAAGTTTCTTCCATTTCGATTGCGAAGAATAGATGCCTGATTCTTTTCAATTCTTTCTAGTCGAGCGTTAATCTCTTTTAATAAAGTAATAACTTCTCTAGCCCACTGAATCATATATCACCTTTTGCTCGGTTCTCACTGCGGGAAACTTCAAAACCGTTTGGATAGCGGCTTTCTAGTTTTGCCACATTCATTTTTACGATTTCCTCCAGATCTGCTCCCAGAGCATTGGCAGCATTGGCGAGATACCAACATATATCTCCCAACTCACGTAGCATATGATAACGAACGTCAACATTGAGTTCTTTTCCTTGAAAAATTACTTTTTTAACAATCTCTGAAAATTCACCACTCTCGCTAGCCAGTCCAACACTTGCCGTCAGCAAGAGCGGGACATTCGCGTCAATCGTTACAATTCGATCAATAAATTCGCTAATACCTTTTGATTCGCGGCTAGTAGTATACTCTACAAATCTCTGATACTCAATCAATTCTACCACAGTTCGATTCCTTTTTCTTCAAGTGCACGGCGACATTCTTGTGCGATTTGCATATGCTCTCGTTGCGTGCCGTTACCACAACGAGTATCAATATAGTGCATCCAGCTGCGAAGAGTTCCATTCATATAAATGCGCGATTGCGTCATTCCTTCTGGAAGAACAGCACGAGCCTGTTCCTTTGCAATTCCATTATTAATAGCCCACTCATAAACTTCCTGAGCAACATCGCTTAGCTCTCGTTGGCACTCCTGCCACTTGTACTGAAGCACTTCGTCATTTGCATCAATGCTGTTCTGACGGTTCTTTGTATCTTGCAGACGCGCGTCACGAAAGATAAAGTCGCTCGTAACCTCTGCGTATCGCTGGCTAAACTCCTGAAAAGTAAAAGAGCGATGACGAAGAATTTGACGAGCAATATCTCGCGTAGTTGTGATTTCGAGACAAGCGTTTGCCATCTCAAAAGGAGAGAAGTGTTTGTTTTTTAGCAAATATTTAATCAGCTGTGGAGCAGTAGTCATATTGTGCTGATTTGCAGGGTTTGATACCCGCGCACAGTATGCTACAGTCTCCATGGCGGAAGGCGTAATCCATACAACTTTTACAGACATTTCAAACTCCTCTCTATCAATTTCAAGTATTATACCACTCATTCACTTGAAAAGTCAAGTAACATTTTTCCAAACCCTTCGAAAAAAATGTTACTTGACTTTCTATTTAATTATTGATAAAATGTACTTTACCTAAGGAGGTACAATGGCAAAACACTATCAACCGCAACATTTTCAACCGAAGTCTTTCTCGCCAATAACTCGAAACCAAAAGAAGGTTTTTGACTACTTTCCGAACAATCATCTTGTATTGCATGGAATGGCCGGAACAGGAAAATCCTTTCTATCTCTATATCTATCCCTTCAAGCAATTCTAGCTAAAAAATCCCCCTACTATAAAGTCATTATTATACGCAGTGCAGTACCAACTCGAGATGTTGGATTTCTTCCAGGATCACTGAAAGAAAAAATTGAAGCGTATGAAGAACCTTATAAAATAATTGTAAGTGAAATCTTTGGCCGTGGCGATGCTTACGGCATTCTCAAAAATAAAGGGCAAATAGAATTTGTCACAACTTCCTATCTTCGGGGAGTTACGCTTGATGATTGCATCGTTATAGTTGATGAATTTCAAAACTGTACCTTTCAAGAACTAGATACTATTATAACGCGAATAGGCGAAAAAGGAAAGATAATTTTTTCTGGCGACTATCGACAAAGTGATCTTGAAAAAGCTCGTGAGAAGAAAGGAATGTCGCATTTTCTAGACATTCTTGAAAAAATGTATGAATTTGAATTTGTGGAGTTCGAAGTAGAAGATATAGTACGAAGCGGGCTGGTAAAGTCTTACATTATTGCTAAGTCGGAACTTGAAGACCACATAAAAAATAGTGCTTGACTATCGTGTTATTCCCTGTTATAATATATGACAGTGTGCGGAATCTTCCCACACTGTTATAGACTAACCGCTACCGAAAGGGGCAATACCATGGAGAATAAAATGAAACTTGATACTTTTTTTGTCGGCTTCGACACTTTTGCACGGAATATTCCTGTCACTGGCACTGACTATCCACGATATAACACTCTAAAAACAGATGATGGTGGATACTTGCTTCAAGTAGCACTTCCTGGTTGGGAACCTTCCAACGTTGAGGTCTGCCTACATAAAGGCGTACTTACAATTAAGGGAGAAAAGCAAGAACAGGACGAGAATCTTCAGTGGATTCATAAAGGAATCTCTTCGAAGAGCTTTGAGCGCAATTTTAAATTAGACACTGACCTTGAAGTGAAGACCGCAAAGTTTCACAATGGAATGCTATCTATAAGTCTTCAGTATTCTTATAATAGTAAACCAATCAAGATCGAGGTACAATAATAGTTGAGGCCGCTCTTCGGGGCGGCCTCTTCTTTAAGTACATTGGATCAATCCATGTTACTACCAATTTTAGGCGGAGTTGTAGAATTAGGAAAAACTTGGTTAGAAGGTAAAAATACCAAGATAAAAGCAAAAGCAGAAGCCGAAGCTACGGTGCTTGTAAAATCTGCTGAAAGCGAAGCAAACTGGGAAAATATAATGGCCCAGAATAGTGCTTCTTCTTGGAAAGATGAATGGCTGACTATTCTTTTTAGTTTACCTATGATACTGTGTTTTTTCCCAGATACGGTTCAATATGTAAGAGATGGATTTACCGCTCTTGATAGTATGCCAGACTGGTATCAGTATACCTTGTCCGTTATTGTAGCAGCATCATTTGGAGTTCGCTCCGCTATTGGATTTATGAGGAAAAAATGAATTACGAAATACTTAAAAAAGAAATCATGGATGATGAAGGCGTCAAGTACGAAATATACCTAGACCATCTTGGTTATCCAACTGTCGGTATTGGTCACTTAATTAAACCAGATGACCCTGAATATGGAAAACCTATTGGTACAAAAGTAACCGATAAAAGAGTTACTGAATTATTTATCTCCGACGCAGAATGTGCGGTGAAAGACTGTAAAAAGTTATTTGTAAATTTTGATACGATTCCAGAGGATATTCAGCACGTACTAGTAAATATGATGTTCAATCTTGGGTACACGCGCTTTTCAAAGTTTAAAAACTTTAAAGCTGCTATTGATGTAAGAAACTGGAAAAAAGCTTCAATAGAAGGAAGAGACTCGCTCTGGTATAGGCAAGTTCCAAACAGAGCTAAAAGATTAATGGATAGACTACAGAATGAACACTGAAAGTAAAGTTTACCACAAATACAGAAATAGAAAATTTATTATGTGTGCTACTGGGCCTTCGCTAACACCGGAGGTAGTAGAGACTATTCGTAAATATAAAGGAGACCACGTAGTTTTTGGTATAAATGACGCATATAGAACTATAGATTTTTTGGACGAGCATTATGCTTGTGACGAAAAATGGTGGGAGTGCTGGGGCGCAGACTTTCGTGAGAAATACCCACATCTATCCTCTTGGGCTTACGGCAGTAACGCGGCTAAATGGGGTGTGAAAGTTATAAAAGGATTCCACAATACTGGATTCAGTCTTAGACAAGACAAAGTTCATTATGGGTCAAATTCCGGATATCAAGCTCTAAATATTGCATTTTTAATGGGCGGACGAAAGTTTATTTTAGTTGGCTATAATATGCAAAAAATTAAAGGTAAGAGTCATTTTTTTGGCGACCATATGCAAATGAGCAATAATAGCCCCTATAATATTTTTGTTCAAAATTATAATAGCATACAAGGCCCTATTAGAGATCTTGTAGTTAATTGTACAGAAAATTCTGCTTTGAACTGTTTTCGAAAAAGTAATTTAGAAGAGGAATTACAAAGTGATTAAAATATTTGTCGGTACTTCCCAAAACGGGGAAGATGCTGTTGCAGAAAAAACTTTAGAGTATTCTTTAAGAAAACACTCAAGCGAACCACTTGAGGTTATTTTTATGAGAAATAATGATTCTTATATGGGGTATTTTAATAACTCTACATGGGCTACACCATTCACCAATCTTCGGTGGACTATACCAGAATATTGTGGATTTACTGGAAGAGCTATCTATATGGATGTAGACCAGCTAAATTTAAAAGATATTTCTGAGCTATATAATATTGATTTAAATGGCAAGCCTTTCGCCTCACGCGAAGATCGCCTTTGTGTTATGGTTATTGATTGTGCGGCTATGCAATCTCTAGTGCAGCCAGTATCCGTAATTAAAAATACTCCAAACTATGGTACGAGCATTTATTGGGATATTGTTAAGAAAAGCCATCACTTTGACCCAAGATGGAATTGTCTAGATGGGGAAGATCGACCTATATCAGATATATGGCATCTTCATTTTACTTCCATGCCAACGCAACCCTGGAAACCGGCATGGTTTCGTGGAATACCAAAACCACATTGGAGAAAAGATTTAGTAGACTTATGGGATATGTATAGAATTGAGGCGTATGCGAATGCTTGATATCATAACGCCTAGTGGCGATAGGCCACTTCAGTTTTCTTTGTGTGTAGAGTGGATGAAAAAACAAACTTTTACTGGCAAAGTGAACTGGATTATAGCAGATGACAGTATAGCTTCTCATTATGAAACTCCAAAAATGCCAGATAATTGGAGCGTAACGCATTTAAAAATTAATAGACTAACTTTACCAACTTTTAGTACTCAATCAGATAATATATTGAAAGCATTGGAAAATGTGAAGAATGATAAAATCGTTATGGTAGAAGACGATGATTATTATCATCCAAGTTGGCTAGAAACTTGTGATAAAAATTTAAACAATTGTGATATTTTTGGCAGGACAAGAGTTATTTTTTATAACATTTCAAATAAAACTTTTTGGGATAAACAGTATAATAATGGTTTAAACCCAATGTGCCAAACTTCGTTTAAAAGTACGTTAATACCTAAATTTAAAGATATCTGTAGTAAAAATACAGAATTATTAGACCATTTACTTTGGGGATTAGTAGAAGATAGCAAAAAAATATTTTTAAGTAATAATAAAATAGAGTACGTTATTGGAATAAAAGGATTATCGGGTCGTGGTGGAATGAGTAGAAAACATACAATGATATTCAATAATCCAGACCCAGACTACTATTATTTAAAAAAATTTATTGGCGAAAATGCTTTAACTAGGTATAAACAATATGCTTAACATAGCTATAATTGGTCACGGCCCTAGCTTATTAAATTCAAATTTAGGTAATAATATAGACTCTTTCGATATAGTTATACGTCAAAAAGCAGTGTCACACTCTTTGATGACTACTTACCCTGAAGATTTTGGTAAAAAAACTTCTATAATTTGTGGCTCCTACACAATAAAAGAAGCTTTATTTTGGGATTCTAAGGCAGATATATGGGTTTTCGCCGATTCTAGGCACGAAAAAATAAATATAAAACCAGACCTAAGATTTACATTATTAAAAGATAAATGTGATTATTGGAATGATTTCTATAGGTCTTTAAGAACTGAAAACTTTACTAGACATGAAAAAATGACAATTCATCCAACATCTAGTGATGTTGGGCACAACCACATGAGTTGTGGATTGCATACCATTATGTACGCTTGCGAAATTCTAAAACCAAAAAAATTAACTTTATTTGGTTTTGATAATGTAAGTTCTGGTACATTTAATTGGTCTTTAACTAGAGGCCCTACTTGGGGTCAGTATCCTGACCATAGATGGGATATTGAAAAAGAAATGCTGTTGATATTAGTTGATAGATACTCTATAGAATTAGAATTTATATAGGATTAAATAATGAAACTTGTAGAATTTATAGAATCAGTTGAATATGAAAAAACTGATAAGTATTATTTAGGACTTATACATGAAGTTTATGAAATTATTTTTACTGAAAGTTTGAGGGATAGTACTTTAAATTTACTAGAAATAGGTATAAAAGATGGTTTATCGCTTTTATTGTGGAAAGATTATTTTTTAAATGCAACAATAACTGGGATTGATATAAAAGAATGTTTATCTTTAAATAAAGAAGAAAGAATTATACAATTAATAGAAGATGCATATACTATAAATACAGTTAAAACTTTACCAAGTAACTTTGATATTATAATTGATGATGGGCCACATACCCTGGAGTCAATGATATTTTTTTTAACACATTACCCAAATTTATGCCGCAAGGGTGGATTAGTTATATTAGAAGATATATTATATGCTGATTGGATGCCGACTTTATTAAGTATAGCAAAAACCCACGGAACAGTTAAGCATAAAAATATCAAAAATTTAATGAGATCTGATAGGCTACAGAGAAAGTGGAAGGACAGGGATTACTTTACTATTGTACTAGAGGTTTAAATGAAAGTTTTTATTGGGTGGGATTCTCGAGAAGAGATAGCGTATGAGGTTTGTAAAAAATCTATTAAGCTGCATAATGATTTTATAGAAGTGTACCCGATTAAACAACAATACCTACGGGAGCTAGGAATATATAGAAGAGAAGAAGACCCGCTAGCTTCAACAGAATTTACACTAACTAGATTTTTAGTTCCATATTTAAGCGACTACTCTGGAATATCAGTATTTATGGACTGCGACATGTTAGTACAAACAAATATTATGGGCGTTTTACAAGAAATTATATACAAGGGGGACCCTGTAAGTTGTGTGCAGCATGAAAGTTATGTACCCAAATCCTCTATAAAGATGGACGGAAGAGTACAGCATACATATCCAAAAAAGAACTGGTCTTCTTTCATGGTTTTTGATTGTGGGCACCCTGAGGTAAAAAAGAATCTAACTTTGAGTAAAGTTAATTTATACTCCCCACAGTATCTTCATAGAATGGAGTGGGCTTCTTCTATAGGAAAACTACCCCACACTTGGAATTATTTAGTTGGCTATTACAACGATATAAAGCATCCTAATGTTTTACATTATACAGATGGCGGCCCCTGGTTTGACGAATACTCAAATTGTGAATTTTCAAATAACTGGTTAGAAGTAGCAAAGCATGTTTAATATATATACAACATTCTCACCCGCTGACTATAGATTATACGGCAGTAGGTTTATAGATACTTTTTTACAGTATTGGCCAGAAGATATAAAATTGTACATATACTATGAGGGAACTCCAGAGATATTAAATGACAGAATAGTATGGGTGGATTTTAACAGAGAATGTCAAGAGCAAATTGAGTTTGTAAGAAGAGGTCTGTCAATTAAGCAAGACTCTTTTTATAGAGGGGCTGCAAGATTTTCATATAAAGCGTTCACTATAATAAACCACTTAGAGAAAAATATAGATAGATACAATATATGGTTGGATGCTGATTGTATAACTGTTAAACCAATAAATTTAGAATGGTTAAATACTTTAAAATCTGGGGCTTCTTGTGTATCTGTACTAATGAGAAATACTCGTGCTATTGAGTCAGGATTTATATTGACAGACAATAATCACCTAGAGTATAATACGCTTTTGCATAATTATGCTAATATTTATAGAAGCGACGAAATTTATAAATTACCAGAGTGGCATGATGGCTACATATTAACTTATGTAATAAAAAGATTTAAAATACCTTATTTCGATTTATCCCCAAATAATGAGTATAGGGAAATCCACCCTTTTTCCGCTGGCGTTCTCGGTGAATATTTAGACCATTTAAAAGGCCCAAGAAAAGCAGACGCGGGCTCTAGAGAAAGAAACTATTTTTGGGGGAATTAAAATGTCAAGAAACGCAATAGTACAATTTCATATTAACCCAAGTTTATATAAAAAAGGTAATAAAACTAGTGTACTAGATAAAACTAATGAAGTTATTTTTAATTATTCAAGTAAGTCTTTTCGAGATTACTGCATAAAATATGATTTAGACTATATACTTATAACTGAGCCTAAAGTAAATTATATTCATCCTACTTGGGAAAGATTAGATTTATGGATAAATAAAGACCATTGGTTTGATAAGTATGATAGTATATGCTATGTGGATACAGATGTATTTGCGCTGCCAAAAGCCGATAACATATTTTCTTTTAGTAAAGATAATAAATTTTGTAGAGTACCCTACTGGAAGGCAAACAAAGAGTTAGATCAAGATAGTATTTTTATAGGTACTAGAATAAAAGAATCCGGATTTCAGGCGGGGGTTATTTTATTAAATTCATACGTTATAGAAAAAACTATAGATGACGTACTGGACTATAAAAATATAAAATTTACTGATGATTCTGTACTATTAAATTATGCCATAGCTAATAGTGATATTGATATTTATAATATACCTGAAACATTCAATGTTAAATATACGCCCAACACTAATTTATCCGTAGTTAATTTTTTGCACGCTTTTGGAAAATTTAAAGTAAATCACCCAGAAGCATTCTTATCAACTTTAAAAGGAATTTTTAATTAAATATGAATTTGATACTTTGTATAGCTGGATTAAACACTAGATTTCACGATGTTGGATTTGATATACCAAAATATCTTTTACCCTGGAATAACACAACTATTATTTCAGAAATTATAACTCAACTCAGTTATGGGTATGATTTTGATGAAATTATAATCTTAGCAAATAGTAGAGATAAATATTTTAAAAACAATTTATATTCAACACTTGAAAATGTCCCAAATAAACATATTTACTATATTGCGGACACTCTTGGACAAGCGCATACGGCAATGGTTGGTGCTAGTCTATTAAAATATAAAAATAAACCTATTGCTATTATGAATGGGGACACTATATTAAAAGGAAGAAATTTTTTTGATATAGAAAAATTTGCGATTAAAAACGATGCTTATGTTGATGTATTTATCTCAAATAACCAAAAGTATAGTTATGTAAAATCAGACTCTAATGGGTATGTTCAACAAATTGTAGAAAAAATACCAATATCTCCTTTTGCTAGTTCTGGACTGTACTGTTTTAAAAGTTCTGAATTTTATATGGAACAGTTTAACGAAACTGTAGAAATGTCACAAAACTCAGAGATATATGTGTCAAATATTTTAAGTAATATGATTAGCGCTAAAAAATTTGATATTTACTCTAACGGTTTAGATAATAACCATAAAACTATTGTTTTGGGGTCTCCGTATGAATATGGTATAGAATTTGCTAAATTAATGGTTACTACATAAAATGAAAGTAACTAAATTAAAAGGCGGTTCTTTAAGCTCAACTGTTCTTGTAGAAAGTGACAGCACTAAATTTGTTAGAAAATCTGTAAATACAACAAAAGATAGAGAGTACGGCTTTATACGCTGGTACTCTCAATTAAAAAAGATGCAAAGATTATCCGAACTGCATAATAGTCTTTTCCCAAAAATTTTAAATGTAGGCTATGAAAATGGCAACGCATTCTTTGATATGGAGTATCTTTCAGGGTTTACAGATATAAAAACTATTTTTACTGAAAGCAATGTTGAAGATACTCAAATAAAAAAGATTAATGATGCTTTGTGGAAAGCTTTTGATGCATTACATAGTTATACATATAAGTCTCTACCAAACATTTCTTTCTTGTATTTTATAGAAGAGATAGAGCAAAAAATTTTAGACGCTAAAAAAATGAGTTCAGATTTCTATAAATTTACTGAGCAAGATTACTACATATTCAACGGCAATAAAATATCTAATTTAGCTAAGTATAAAAGCTCTTTAGAAAAAATATTTAAAAACCTCAAAATAGACTTAGAAGGTAATATACATGGTAACCCTACATTAGAGAATATAATGTACTCTTTTGATGAAAATAGAGTTGTGTTTATTGACCCATATGAAGAAAGTGTTGTAGATACAAAATATTTAGATTATTCTATGGTATTGCAGTGTTCTAGAAGTTACTATGGATTTATAAATGATAATTCCGTTAGTATAGACTTTCCACACATAAATAAAAACAATAAAAAAATACCTCACCCTTTCATTCATTTTAATACAAGTTTTGAAGAGGAGCTAACTAAGCGAGTTAAAAATTTAAATATTATTTATATTTTGGAGGCTTCTCAATTTATAAGGATGTTACCATTTAAATGTGCGGCTGGCGAAGTAGAAAAAGCAAAGTATTTTTATGCGCATGCCAGTAATTTAATAGAAAGGTGTATTAATGAATAATATCTTAAACAATTTTAATAACTACAAAAGATCTTGGAACGTAACATCAGAATTACCTATTAATTTTACAATAAAATATTCTAGCGATATATTTAACCCTATAAACCATGATATACTACAGTATAATGACTCTACTAGAAGAATAGTAATTATAGATAAAATAATAAATGATTTGTACGGTGAAAATATATTATACTATTTTTCCTGTTTAAAGATAGATTTAAAATTATGTGTTATTGACTCAAAAGAAGAAAATAAAAATTGGGAGCACGTAAATAGTGTTTTAAAATTTTTTGAAGATCTATCTCTGTTAAGAAGAGAGCCCATAATAGCAATAGGTGGTGGCGTACTATTAGATTTAGTTGGATTTTGTGCCTCAATATACAGAAGGGGCATTCCATATATAAAAGTACCAACTACTTTACTAGCAATCGTGGATGCTTCAGTTGGGGTTAAAGTTGGAGTTAATCATTTTAATAGAAGAAATAGAATAGGTTCTTATTACCCGCCAATCGCTACTTTTATAGATAAAAAATTTATAAACACCCAGGATGAGCGAAATATTGTAAATGGCATAGCAGAAATATACAAGTTAGCTTTAATAAAAGATGAGGAGCTATTTTTACTGTTAGAGGACAATTACGCACAATTGATACTAGAAAAATTTCAGTATGGCGCAGTACCGGTTAGAGTAATTAATTTAGCGATAACTGGAATGATAAATGAGCTAGCCCCAAATCTTTGGGAGAAAAAATTAGACAGATGCGTAGATTTTGGGCATTCATTTAGCCCATTAATTGAAATGAAAAATATGATAAATTTATATCATGGCGAAGCTGTAATTTTAGATTGCTTATTCAGTTCCTGTATATCTTATAACAGAGGATACATAGATAAAGAACAATTAAGTAGAATATTCATAACAGCTAAAAATTTAAAACTGCCAACATTCCATAAAGATTTTACTAATATTGAACTATTAAAAAATTCTTTAGAAGACACTATGAAACATAGAAATGGCAACCAGTATCTGCCTGTACCAGTAAATATAGGAAACTATACTATACTTAATGACCTTACTCAGCAAGAATTAAAAGAGGCTATAGACACATTTATAGTTTTAAATAATGATTAAAAATATTGTCATAACCGGGACTTCAAAAGGTCTAGGAAATTCCTTAGCAAAATACCTTTTAAATAAAGGGCACAAAATATTTGGCATCAGTAAAACTTTGTGCCCAATTGAACACGAAAACTATAGGCATATACAACTAGATATAAGTTCTCCAGAAGTTGATATATTTAAAAATTTCAGCAAAGATTTTAAAATAGATATATTAATAAATAATGCCGCTATTTTTTTAATGAAAAAATTCGAAGAGACAAGTTTTAGTGAAATAAATAATATAATAGGAACTAACCTATTAGGATCTATTTACATCACAAAATCTTGTATTCCTCATATGAATAATGGAGCTAAGATAATATTTGTAAACTCTGTTGCGGGTTTACAGGAATTAGAAAATCAATCTATATATTGTGCGTCAAAAGCTGGTTTAACCTCTTTTGCCGGAGTTTTAGGATTGGAGTTAAGAAGTAAAAATATTTCTGTTACTAGTATACATCCAGGGGGTATAAATACTACATTGTGGTCTGATAAAAATCCTTATCCATGCGGAGATGTTTCGGAGGCACTATCAACAGATGACATTTGTAACTTAGTGGATCTTATACTATATTCAAAGGCAGTGTATAAAAATATAAAATTATTTCCATCAATTGAGTGGCATTAGTTCTTGACTTACTTTGCTTAAAGCTGTATAATATGTTTTTCGCAGAGTATACCTACGATGAATCTATTTTATCTTGATGACGATCTCGACAAGTGTGCCGAGTATCATGTTGATAAACACGTAACTAAAATGCAGCTCGAAGCCGCACAAATGATTTGCACTAATCTTTGGATAGATATGCTACTCGGCTATGTGCCTCGCGCACTTAATAAAGAAGAAAATAAAGTTCTTTCCGTCAAGCGAATCGAACAGTCCGCTCTTCCGCTAGAGGAGCGGACTATTCCTTATTTGCCAACAATGCAAAACCATCCTTGCACAATTTGGATGCGCACATCTCTTGATAACTTTGAGTGGTCGCATTGCTATGCTAACGCGCTCAGTTCCGAGCAGCATTATCGCTATGGAACTACGCACAAATCAATCACAGTTATCAATAGTCTTCCCGATCCGAAAAATATTCCTTCGATCGGGTTTACAAAGTTTGGTCTTGCAATGCCCGATCAACTTAAAAACTATGACGATCCAATCGGCTCTTATCGTATGTATTATATGCTAGATAAGGGTACATTTGCCTCTTGGAAGAGTCGTTCAAAGCCTTACTGGTGGGACGAGAGTATTGCAGACTATGAAAAAAGGATTACACGATGATTTGTAAATCTTGCGGTGACGATATGTCCGGTGATGGGTACACTATTCCCTATCACTGTATTCGAGTATCGGAGAAAGATTGGTGGTATACGCCGCCCGATTCTGGCCCCTATTTCTGTGATGAAGATCTCGGATTCTTCTATGAAGATGATTGAAAAGGGGTCCTACAGTATCCATAGATTCTTTTATCCAGAGAGACACTTTATAATATATAAAGGGGATACTGCTGTCGCAATGACGATGTACGAAAAAAACGCATTTAAAATTTTTAATGAACTTGTGGAGGAGCAGAGTGGCGCGAGTAAAAGCAAAGGATTACGAAGATCTGAGTGACACGAATATTCGAAAAGTCATTGCGGCATTGAACGCCTCTCCGGCCGCAACTAAAAAAGAAGCGTGTGAGATGCTGAAAATCTCGTACAATACTTCTCGACTGAATAATATTATTGAGGAGTTTGTAGCTCGTCAGGAAAACATTAAACGTCTGAAAGATAAGAAAAAAGGCCGCCCTGCAACTAACGATGAAATTTCATATATTATTACAGAGTATATGAATGGTACGCCTGTATACGCAATCTCAGATAAACTTTATAGGTCTACAAATTTTATCAAAGCAATTGTAGACCAGGTTGGAATTCCACAACGAGAGCCAGGCTTTAGCCCTCTGAAGCCACAACTTCTTCCTGAAAGCTGTATTGCGGAAGATTTTGATAACGACGAAATTGCTTGGTGCGCCCAGCACAGGGCAAAATGCGTTATTAAAAAGCGGCTTGACGATAATTATTATGTACCCAAGTACGGCGTTCCATGCTATAGTGTGTATATATTGGGCGATGGATTTTTCTCTTCAAGCCTAGCATATGATCTAGGCAAACTCAGCCATCTTGAAGGCTATGGAATTAATTTGAATGATCTTTGAATACTATATAGTTTTTTGTATTACAACAGCTTTTTGTATGCTATGGCTAAATATGAGGGCCAAAGCAGAGAGCTTAGTAAAAGATTCCACACTTATATTTTATGTAATGGCTTTTTTACTCGGGTTTATATTTGCCCCAGTATTCTTTTTCATATTTGTATTTCACTCAGAGAGCTATAAAGCTGGTATTGTACAAGCAATTAAAGAGACATACCCATAAAAAGTTCTTGACTTTGAAACCCAAATATCTTATAATACTCTTCATACGGTGAGGGAAAGATAGATGGGCGATAGATTTTACCGTCAGCAAATTAAAGCTACCGGGAGCTGTCCCGGATTTAATAAACCAACGAAAGGAAAACGCAAAATGGCATGGGATGATGATAAGCGCGCAGCAGCAGTAGAAGCCTACGAGAAGGCCAACCCTACTTCTGAGAACTCGATGGAAATCGTTAAGCAAATTGCTGACGATATGGGCGAGTCTGCAAATGGTGTTCGTATGGTACTTACGAAAGCTGGCGTCTATATTAAGAAAGAAGCTGCTTCAAAAGGTTCCACTAGCACTGCAAAAGCAGCTACAGGTACTCGTGTATCTAAGGCTGGCGCACAGGAGGCAATCACTGCTGCTCTTCGTGATGCAGGCCAAGAGATTGACGAAGATGTTGTTAGCAAACTTACTGGCAAGGCTGCCATGTACTTTGCAACTATCATCTCAAATCTGAATAAGTAAGTTGTAATTCTACTTAACCCCGATAGTTTCGGCTATCGGGGTTTTTCCACATCTCGACATATTAGCTTCGAAGAAAGAGGTTTCTTGCAACGCAATATGGAGTGTTTTTGTGGACAAAGAAGAGTTAAGAAAATTAGTAGAGGATGCGGGAGACGCAGTAATTACTTATAAGAGCCCAAACTCTAAAAAAGTAAAGTACAATGTCTGTACCGTAGATTTCTCTACGCCTTATATTAGGCAAAAAAGCAACAGGGCAAAAGAAGATGATGAGAGTCTTCTAATGTTTTGTTGGGACTGCGATGCATTCCGCCTAATGAAACCAGAAAACGTAAAGTCAGTTGTTCCTCTTGCCTCAATTTTAAGGAATGAGTGAATGGACGTTTACAGCAGAATAATAACAAATGATGGTCTAAAGCAAGTACGGCTATACATAAATGAATTTCGAGAACAAGAATACTTACATATTCGTGAGTTCTATCTTGATTTTGACGAAGAGTGGAAGCCAACTCCAAAAGGAATCTCTATTCCGCTTGAAATAGAAACATCAAAAGAATTATTTATTGCAATATCTGAGATTTTATCACTAGCAGAAAGCAAGAAAGTTGTCGAAGAAATCTTTGGCGACTTAATAAGAGGCATATATTCAGCATGATGTTATTTATTGGGTTAGTATTGGGTGTTACTCTTTTCTATACGTTACTTGGTATCGTTAAGTATTACGTTGACGAACTAGGAAAATAAGTTTGACAAATGTAACTCAATGCTTTAAAATACTTCTTTTGAGGAATTCAAATGAAAGATTTTCTAGACCGTGCGGCGAAAGCCTATTACGACGGCAACCCAATTATTAGTGATGAAGAGTTTGATGCTCTTTCTTCTGCTTTTTCTTATGAAAGTGTGGGCGCAAGCGATGGCGAGTACCCACACCTTTTTCCAATGTATAGCCTTCAGAAAGTATTTGAGGGTGAATCATCTCCGGACTATTTTTCCTTCCACGACTTTATTGTAACTCCAAAACTTGATGGAGCTGCTGTAGCACTTGTCTACGAGCAGGGCATCTTCGTGCGCGGGCTTACACGAGGCAATGGAAAGAAGGGTAGAAATATTACTTATCTTCTTCGGCATCTTGTTCCGAATATAATCTATACACAGGAAACTATTCAGATTACTGGAGAAGTAGTAGCCCCGAAAACTATTCCTAATGCACGAAACTATGCTTCTGGAGCACTCAATCTCAAGTCGATTGATGAGTTTCTCACTCGTGATCTTACGTTTATTGCTTACGATGTTCAAAGCAAAGTTACAGATAGTTTTGTAGAGGATATGCGACTTCTTACAGAGTTTGATACTATTCTAGATTCAGACTGGGATCTCTTTCCGCACGATGGAAAAGTATTTCGTATTGATAGTAATTCAGTTTTCGAAGAGCTAGGATATACCGCACATCATCCACGTGGTGCCTTTGCTCTCAAAAGAAAGGCAGAAGGGGTGGTTACAAAACTACTCGATGTAAAGTGGAATGTCGGAAAGTCTGGCGTAGTTGCTCCAGTAGCAATTCTAGAGCCAGTAGTGGTCGGAGAAGCAACAGTATCAAAAGCTACTCTTCACAATATTCGATTCATTGAAGAGATGGATCTTGAGATTGGGTGTCTAGTTGAAGTTATTCGATCTGGTGAAATTATTCCCAAGATTGTGAGGAAAGTAAAGTGATTGATGATAACAATATGTTTGGCTATCATGGTGTTCTTGATAAAAAGACACACTATGTTCCAGCCATTGGTATGTTTGACCATTTCTGGCTTATTCGTCCAATGACGAGAAAAAAGCTACTAGAAGGTTGGATCTTTACGCTTCAAACAATTCTGGATAACGAAGAGTTTGAGCCTGACGAAATTGTAGGAAATGTTCTGATGTTCTCAAACGAAAATGTAAAAGAAGAAAAAGAGAGCGATAACGTCGTACAATTTCCAAATATTCCACGTTCACTGTGAGCGGAATTTACAACGAAACATTCTTTAAAAATCATCCAGCAGAGGCCGAAGGCCCTGGGGTGTTGTACTGCGTTATTCTTGTAAATAAGAAAACTCTAGAACGAGAATGTATTAAGATTGGTATCGCTTACGGAAAGAACTGGAAAGACGTTCTTCGCCGCAGTCGCGGCTTCACCGGGTATGAAGTACGAATACAAAAAGTAGTTCATAGCACGCTATACAAATGCTGGAAACTAGAACAGCAACTTCACGAACAGTTCAAACATCTTAAATTTAGTCCAACTTCGAAATTTGGTGGGTATACAGAGTGTTTTCAAATAGACAACGATATAATTCGGTCTGTACCAAAGAACATTTGACACACCTACAAAAAAATAGTTCTTGACTTTTAAGGTGAAATCCTCTATAATACTTCTTCAATAGATTGAGAAAGCGGTTGTGAAAATAATTGTTCCGACTAATTGCCCAAGCTGCGAGTCCCCGCTCGTATGGAAAAATGACCAGCTCTTTTGCCTTAACGCAGATTGCAGCAGCAGGGCTTTTAAGCGAGTACAGCATTTTGCACATACTCTCAAGATTAAGGGTCTCGGCCCCGCCGCAATTCAAAAGCTCGACATTCAGGACATTTACGATATTTATCATATGTCTATTGAGCAAATTGCAGAAGGTCTACAATCCGAAAAGCTAGCAGCAAAACTTGTAGAAGAGATTGAAAAATCAAAGTCTGCTTCTCTTGACTTGCTTCTTCCCGCTTTTTCTATTCCTCTGATCGGTAAGACTGCCGCAGAAAAACTCTGCAAGGTTATTAACCACATTTCCGAGCTGACTTCAGAGGTCTGTGAAAAAGCAGGTATTGGCCCAAAAGCCACAGAAAATCTATTGAATTGGTTTGAAGAAGAGTTTGTTGGTATCTCTTCTCTTCCATTCACTTTTAGTACCGCTGGCATTGAAAGTAAACCAACTAAAGGTATTGTTTGTATTACAGGTAAACTGAAATCGTTCAAAACCAAGGCAGAAGCCGAAAAGTTCCTACTAGATTTGGGATATATTGTAAAATCTTCTATAACAAAAGAAGTCACAATTCTAGTGAACGAAAGCGGTGTTGAATCTGCTAAAACCCAAAAAGCTAGAGACAATGGTGTCTCTATTATTACTAACCTCTCTGATCTTACAGGTGAATAAATGACTAAGCAAAAATGGACTGATGAGCGCACGGACGCTCTTTCGAATTACGTTGGTGGCGAAGCTCCGGTTTCGCACGCCACTGTACTGGCTGCTGCAGAGGAGCTTGATGCTTCCCCCCGTTCTGTAGCTTCCAAGCTCCGCAAGATGGGCTACGAAGTTGAGTCGTCTGCGTCGGTAACGACGAAGGCTTTCAGCGATGCTGAAGAGGCAACTCTTCGCACTTTCGTAGCGGATAATTCTGGCGAGTACACCTACGGCGAAATCGCAGCTGCGTTCGCTGGCGGCAAGTTCTCTGCCAAGCAAGTGCAGGGTAAACTCCTGTCGATGCAACTGACGGAGCACGTCAAGCCTACTCCGAAGGCTGAAGTAGCGCGTTCGTTCTCGGACGCTGAAGAGCAAAAGTTTATTGCTCTTGCTACCAAGGGCGCTTTCCTTGAGGATATCGCCTCCGCACTGGATCGCAATGTGAACCAGGTTCGCGGTAAGGCTCTCTCACTTCTTCGCTCGGGCGCTATCGACGCGATTCCGGCCCAGAAGGAAAGCCATGCTTCAACTAAGTCTGATCCCCTCGAAGGGATTGACGTAGCTCGCATGACCGTTGAAGATATTGCCGAGGCTATCGGCAAGACGGCTCGTGGTGTTAAGACCATGCTGACCCGTCGCGGCCTTCAGGCTGCTAACTATGACGGCGCTGCTAAGGCTGCAAAAGCTGCTGAAGCTAACGGCTAATTCTTAAAATTTAGGAATACGGCTTACTGGGAAGGAATAAACCCCTTCCCAGTTTTTTCTTTGCATATTTATTGTTACGGGGAATTGATAGGTGAATCTGGCTAGTATTCTTCTCAAGTCGATTATCGCTAACAGCGATATAGACACTTGGGCGGAATCTCAGTATCACTACTTCCCATCTGAGTATTCAGAACTCTGGAAAGTAATAGATAAATATGTGCAGAATCATGGTATTCTGCCAACTTTTGAGTCTATAAATCTCTCACTTCGTGATGGAGTTCTTCGAGAGCGTTTTTCTTCGCTTGAAAAAGTTGAAGATGTTGAAGTTGATGGCAAGACTCTTCTAGAGTATCTCAAGAATGAATATACTCAAATTGAGATTATGTCTCAGCTTGAGAAGTACCTAGAAGATACTATTGCCATTGAATCTGCCGCTGAAAATATTGAAGCACTTCAGAATATTGTTCTGAGCGTAGAAGACAAGGTAGACCTTAAGGGTGCTGCTGAGAATATGCGTAAAATGGAACTCTTCTATACGGAAGAGGATCTTGCGCTACATGAACCGCTTGGGTTAAACGGTGACTACGATAGAATTAGACCCTTTGCCCCTTCTGAACTTATTTTGATTGGTGGCCGTCGGGGTGCAGGTAAATCTACAGCTTGCTGTAACATTGCATCAAACGTTTTTGCTGGCGGCCATTCCGTCATGTACTTTACAATTGAAATGGATGCACGAAGCATTATGCAGCGCTGCTGCTCTATTGCTACTGGTGTTCCTGCCGGTGCAATTCGAAACCGAAATCTTTCTCTTGGAGAATGGCAGCTAGTGGCAGAGTGGTGGTCTACTCGATTTGAAGATGGCGAAAGAGTTTATAATAACTACTTGGGTCATCGCGATTTTACTAAGTTTCATAAAGAGCTGACTTTGAAGCCCCTTCGAGAAAGACAACTTGATATTATTTATAACTCATCGCTAACTCTTGCAAATATTCGAACTGAGCTAGACAAGAAGATGAACAAGCTGGCTCCTCGAGTTGTGGTTGTAGATTATATTAACCAGGTTAAGCGAGGAGTTATTACTCGTAATCGAATGGGACAATATGATTGGACTGAGCAGATTGAGATTAGTAAAGCACTCAAAAGCTATGCTCAGGACTATAACGTAATTATGGTTTCTCCTTATCAAATTGATGGCACTGGAGAAGCACGGTTTGCAAAGGGTATTCTTGACGCAGCAGATGCTGCATTTACTCTTGATGTACACGACAAAGCAGATAACATTATTACTTTCAACTGTGCTAAAATGCGAAATAGTGAAGAAATTTCCTTTACATCTACAATGGATTGGGTATCCTTGAAGATTGGCCCGTCTACTGGCGAGCTGCCAAAGAAAGATGAATCTACAGAAAGCGTTCATGAGGTTATATGAGTAGCGTAGAAGAAATACTTAACGAAAAGGGTGTTTTCTACAAGCAGTCTGGCAAAGACCTTCTCATACGTTGCCTCAACCCAGACCACGACGACAGTAATCCTTCGATGCGAATTGATCGCGTTCTTGGAGTTTTTCATTGTTTTGCTTGCGGATACAAAGGAAACGTATTTAAGCATTATAAAGTAGAAGTAAGTGAAGCTGGAATACGAAGAGAAAAACTCCGTAGAATTATGGATAATCTTCGTAGCTCTGGAGTAGGACTTTCAATGCCAGAAGGCTATCAACCCTTCGAGAGAGATTGGAGAGGTATCAGTGCAGACACCTATAAGAAATTTAATGCTTTTTATCATATTGCTTCGAATTTTTCTGGGCGCGTTAATTTCCCTATTCGCAGCCCGAGTGGTAGAATAGTAGCTTTTCAAGGAAGGGATGAAAGTGGGACGCTAACAGCAAAGTATATGTTTACTCCGCATGGAGTTAAGCTGCCACTTTTTCCACTTGCAAAGCCAATTCAGGGAAGAGTTATTTTAGTCGAAGGAATCTTTGATATGCTAAATTTGCATGACAAAGGTCTTGATAATGCAGTTTGTTGCTTTGGAGTAAATAACTTCAATGAAGACAAACTAACTCTTCTTAAAATTTCTGGAGTATCTGGACTTGACATTGTTTTTGATGCTGATGAGGCTGGTAAAACTGGTGCAGAGAAAATTAAAAAGATTGCTGGGGATTTTCCAGTGCGAGTTATAAGTTTAAAATCTGGTGATCCTGGGTCGCTATCGTCTAAGCAAGTTTCTGGTCTTCGTAAAAGACTATACGGATAAGAATATTGCCTCGATGGCGGAATAGGTAGACGCTACGGACTTAAAATCCGTTTCCTTCGGGAGTGCCAGTTCGATTCTGGTTCGAGGTACCAAACTATGAAAGAATGTGGAAGTCAAAAAGTTGAGCGAGTAGTACATAATGGAGTTAAAGCATATAGAGTTACTGAAGTTATAGGTTCTTATAACGGTCAAACTTTTATGGCTACAACTTTTTATACTCGCAAAAACCCAACATTTGATTATATGGCTGAAGATGTGTTGTGAAAACTCTGAGCGATCTTATACCAGACTCTGTTCTTCAGAGAGATTATCCTCATGTTGCACAAAATTTAGTAGATTTTTGGGGTACGTCATACTTTAATGACTATATAGACCAATTAGCTACTACGAAAAGAAATGATAGGAGCGGGTTCTCCTTTGAGGCATTAATGGAAATACAAAAAGTGTTGGAAGCTCACATAGCTAGGTTTCCACACTACAAAAGAATATATACGGCTTGGTTATGAGAGAATCTACAATAGAGCAAAAAGAAGACATTTTTTTAGTACGTTTGTATGAGATAGTACTTATAAAGATAGTCACTGCCTCTAGTAAAAATGAGGCGGAATTTATCAGTAGATGCTGGGACTCAGGTATTTTTTCTAAAGATGAATTTGATTATGGAAATTAGTGAGCCAATTGGAATTATACAGATAGGTTTAGACCATAAATTTAAAATAGCAGAAGAGAACCATGCTATGCTATATAAATTTTTGTCTAATAAATACAATATAAATATATACAATTTTTATAGAGAAGACCCTATACCAGGTTGCCCTTTCAATACTAGCGCTACTATACAGTTATATGATTTTTTTAGCTCTGCTGAGAAAACATCTGAAAAAATTATTTTGAAAATAAGATCGGACGTTTTTTTAACAAAAAGCTCTATTGATATTTTATGCCAAGAGATAGATGCAATAGTTAGTGGTGAAATAGATATTTCATATCTTGGTTTGTATTTTTCTACCGAATACGATAAAATATGTGTTAGAAAAGATGTAAAGGAATGTTATAAAGTACCGGATAAAATAGTCATTGCTAGAAAAGATAAATTAATAGACAACTGGCTTAATACTATTCATAGTGTTGGCAGCAGCACTAGCGGAAATGTAGCCTATCTACAAATAAAAAATACAATTTCTGTAGCAAGAATGGTTAGTTGTCAAATGTATATAGTTCAAAATAATTTTGATGTAGTAGATAATTGGCAAATATACTATGATTGGTGCAAACGCTATAAAGAAAAGTCTCCAATAGCGGTTGATTGGGTACTAAATAATTTTGACTTAATAAGAACATTTTAATAATCACGGGACTTTAGCTCAGTTGGTTAGAGCAGCCGACTCATAATCGGTAGGTCGTAGGTTCAAATCCTACAAGTCCCACCAAATTGGAAATAATAATGCAATTATCTTTAAAAGATTTAGAAGTTTCTGAGGTTACCCAAAATATTTTTGACGGGTTTAACACTTTTATCTTAAGCGAGGATAGAAGAGTATTCAATAAACTAATCGCTAGATGTTTAATTTATAATAAAGTTAAAGATATACCCGGCGACATAGTAGAATGTGGTGTGTTTAAAGGAACCGGGTTATATACTTTTTTAAAATTAAAAAATATATTTAATCCTAACTCTTCTAAAAAAGTTATAGGATTTGATTTTTTTGATACAGAAAACTTATTGAATTCTATAGTGGACAATAGAGATAAAGAAACTATGGAATTACTTTTTAAGGGAAGAGAATTTTCGCATAATAAATCTTTTAAAGATACCATGCAAGATAAACTTTTATCAGATGGTTTCTTAAAATCAGAGTTTGACTTAATAGATGGGGATATATCTATAACTAGCAAAAAGTTTTCTCAGGATAACCCGGGGATGAAGATATCTTTGCTATATATAGATTTAGACTTGGAGGAACCTACTTATAATACTCTAAATAATTTATGGAATAATATAACTAAGGGCGGGATAGTGGTATTTGATGAGTATGGTTTTCATAAATGGTCAGAGTCTAAAGGTGCGGATAGATTTATGAAAGAAAAAAATCTTAATATTAAAAATTTAAATTTTGCTTGCCCAACAGCTTACATAGAAAAAATGGAAGTCTAAACTTTTATAAGTTCCGATAGCTCAGAGGATAGAGCAGTATCCTTCTAAGATACTGGTCGGGGGTTCGAATCCCTCTCGGAACGCCAGACAGGTGTAAATATGCTAAAAGAAAGTGAAATAGCTGTTTGTATAAGTGGTCTTGCAAGAGATGGCTATGAAACTGCACTTAAAAATGTATACAAAGTATTTCCCTACGATACGTTTTACCTGCACTGGGATGGTTATGGTAATTTAAATTTACCAAATTGCCTATATGTAAAAGAACCCGAGTATGATTACCATAGTACTCTAGATACAAAAATCAAGCCAGATTGCAAAATATGGGAAGGCGTAAATAGAAAGCCTAATTTATTGAATAATGATCGTGGTGGAAAAATGTGGTGGAAGCCAAACTACTATAATCATACTAAAGGTGGTTCAAAACAACTATTGGGCCATTACTACTTAATTAATAGTTTGCCAGAAAAATATAAATTAATTATACGAATTCGTTACGATTTAATTGTATCAACAAAAGTTAATTTCACGCCCTATTTAGAAATGGCTCAAGACGGCACAACTGTAGGTTTCGCGGGCTCTAGACCTGGTATGTATGGCCCCGAACAAAAATTAACTCCCCATTTTAATTGTAATTGCAATATGTGTTCTGGTTGGTACTTATGGGATAATATGTATTTCCACCAAAGGGATAAGTTTAAAAACGTAGAAAGTCTACATAAAGAAAAAAATCTTCTTGGGGCTGAATGGGGTTTGTACCAAATACTATGTCATCAATGGCAAAATAAAAATTTTTTAAATGTTTGGGGCGGTGCGGGCATTATAAGGTATTGTTCGGC